GATTTGGACCCATTGCAGGAGTCTCGATTGGTCTTAGCTGTTGGTGCCCAGGCTGCAGCCAACCCGGTTTATATGTACAGCTTTGCTTATCCGGTCGCGAAGGTATCAAGCATTGATGGCATTGATTTCAAATGCCCAACGAATCAGCTTCAACTGGATGGCATGATTTCAACGCTGGGTAAGGAAGGCATGACTGCGTTGCTTGAGCATTTTAACGCAGTGAACGAAGAAGCTTTAAAAAGCCAGGAAGAGAACGGCGCAGGTGAGAAAGCAGCAATAAAAAACTAGCGCTGAACCCCGATTTCAAAGGTCGATGCTGGCTGATGAAAAACGGGGTTCCTTTTGACAAGCTATTTAGCATAGATTTTTTTGAGCAGCATGAGAGAGAAGCAATGTCTATCGTGTTCTCGCAGTTCGAGGGCGGAGAGTTTGATTGGAATTCTTGGTCTTGGGTGGAGAAAACATGAAAGGTTTAAATGGTTTCCTTGGTGCGGCGCTTCACTTTGCGGCGCTTGATATAGCAGTTCACGCCAGCATGGAAGCTGGTTTGAAAGAGGTAGTTAAACGTATTGAGAAGACTGCAAAAGATGAGATTGGACATTATCAACCCTCGATTGGTCCGTTTAACGCCTGGGACCCATTAGCTGATAGCACGGAGGAAGATAAGGCCCGCAAGGGTTTTGAACCTAATGCTCCGCTTGAAAGGACCGGGCAGTTTAGAGACTCCTGGAAAAGCGAGGCAGAAGGCAAAGAGGGGGTTGTCGGCTCGACGGATGAGAGAGCGCCATGGTTTGAGTTTGGCACAACTAAAATGCCTCCACGGCCAGTGCTTGGCCCTGCAGTTATTCATAATAGCGCCGCTATAAAGAAAATAATCGGCAAAGCAACAGTGCATGGCATCGTTGGTGGCAAGCGAGTACATCCCGATGCTGGATATGATGACCTGATTTAGCAGACGCAACCTAGCATTCGAAATCAGCCCACTCAGGTGGGATTTTGCGTTGCCTTGCACTAGGCCAGTGGTAGGATTGTTCCCGACATCAACACATGATATGGGTGGGAAAATGAAAGGATTTGGTTACCTAATAAGCGCACTTGCAATATTAGCCTATTCTGCAACTGCATCGTCAGTTGAGGTTAAAAAACTCACTTGTTCCGCAACGCATCATTCTGTTAACGCAGCAGGGAAAGACAACGTTACGATGGTGGGGAAAAATATCAAGGTGACAGATATTGGGACGTCATTCACCGCAGTGATTGGAAAGGAGAAAATACATAGCACCTCTTTAATACCAATTAACAAAGATGGCGAAACGGCAATGGTTGGTAAAGATGGTGATACCTATTATTCAAAGCTAGAAGATAGCTACGTGATACAAAATAAAGGCGATGGATACGTTATAAACAATTGCAAGTAATAATAGCACAGAGAAACTAACCCGCTTCATAAGGCGGGTTTTTTATTGCCAAAAATCCCGGAGTACGCAATGGATTTCGAAGCTTATAAAGTCGCGGTTAGAGTATCCATGACTGAGAATGTCACGGCTGGATTGCTGGCGATATCAAAAAAGTTTAGCTCAACAAATAAAGATGCCGAAAAATTCCAGCAGACGATGGAAAAGATCGGGAAAATGACCCTTGTTGGTGGAGTATTGGTTGGCATTGGACTTGGAATAACCAAGGGATTAGATGCAACGATTAAAGCAGCTAATGATCTCGTAAAGGCTCAGAACGATTTCAAGACATTAAATCTTAGCGTCCAAGATAATGCCCTGGTTAACTCAACTGCTCAACTTAATACTCACCAAGTACTTGGTTCGACTATCGCAGGTAACATTCGATTAATTCAGGACTTACATACTGCATTTGGCGACTTGCATCATGCTATATCTGTTGCCCCTGAGTTTACAAAGTATGAAACCGTATTAAAAATGTCTTTAGGCCAACATGCTGCGGACGGCGCAGTCAATGCAATGGCAAAATCACTTGAACATCGTGGCGGTAAGGTTCTAACAGACCATGAAGAGTTTAAAAGTGAGCTTGCAATGGCTACGCAAGTCCAACTTGCCACTAAAAATAGAGTAAGGGCACAAGATTTCCTTTTAGCAAGCCAAACAGGCGGTATGGCATATTCAATGCTTTCGAAAGAATATCTGTACGGTAAGTTTGCTGGTTTGATGACAATGATGCAAAGCGGCGATAGGGCCGGGACAATGCTTATGACCACCTTTAGCTCTCTTATTGGTGGTCATATGGATAACAAGGCAAAAGGATTCCTTGCCTCTCTTGGGTTGTCCGAAGAGGGGGTCAGCAAAGAAAGAATGAAGATTATTGCGAATGCAATGAAAGGGATGTCCAAAGAACAAAAGTCTATATATATGCAAAGTCTTGGGGGAGAGAAACTTCTAAGTGGAGGGCTAACTTCTGGATTTTCAGATATGTTTATGCATCATCCAGATCAATTTGTTGATGCAATGGTAGCTCGTATTAAAGGGAAGTACGGTAAAAATCTTTCAGATGAACAAATATCAAAAATAATTTCTGCTAACTTCAATAGAAAAACTGGCGACTTTTTAAGTATGCAGTATAAGAATAGAGCCAAGCTAGAGAAGGATGCGAATGTTTTCCAGCATGCCATGAATTACAATCAGGCATATGATTTATATCTTAACTCACCAGATGGGGCCAGCGCTGCATTGTCTGCAGCCTGGACAAATGTTAAAGCAGTGTTGGGCCTGCAACTTATTCCAACGCTGACAAAGGTTACTTTGGGATTTGCTCAGTTCATGGATAAGGTTAGTGCGTTTGCGGAGAATAATCCTTGGGCTACCAAGATTGCGATGTATTCAGCGACCGCGCTGGCTGGGTTAACTCTCCTCTCTGGCGGCATTTTGCTGCTTGGTGCCACTATTACTGCGGCTCGACTGGTCGGGTCGTTGGGGGTTGTAAGTTCATTTGCAACGCTGCTTGGCGGACCCGTTGTGTGGGCATTGGTTGCTGCTGCGGGAGCAGGAGCACTCGTTTATAAGAATTGGGACAAAATAAAACCAGCTGCTGAACAGATGGGGAAAGAGTTTGCAGGGATTATGTCTGTAATTGGTGAAAGGATTAAACAGGCAGGTACTCATGCAAGCGATTGGATAAGCGGTTGGGGAATTTGGAGTTCTCTTGCTGGATTTGGTAATAAGTTGGAGTCAGGGTTTAATAGCATATTCGATACCATTATCTCGTATATGAATAAAATACCTGGTGTTGATCTCCTAACTACTCAGCAAGAAAAAGTAAAAAGCCAAGGCCTAAACCTGCTTAATGATCTAAATATGATTACTGGTGGCCCTAAATTACCAGCCACAGTTAAATATGACAAAAAAACATATAGCGGAAATGTTGCTGATGCTTACGCCTCTCAAGGAAATGCTGCACCGTTAAGCGCCGCTGGTATGGCCGCTGGCATGGCTAGCGCATCTGGTAGGACTACCGTTGCGGTGCCTGGAAAGCAATCACAAACAGTTCAGGTAAACAGCACTGTTAACTTAGATGGTAAAAAAGTTGGTGAAGCCGTAACCATGCACCAGACAAAAGAAGCCTCTAAAGCCCCATCCACAACCAGCGCGTTCGACTCATCAAACCTCATGATCTACCCAGGCCAAGTAAGCAAAATGTCCACGAACTAACGGAGTCACAATGTCGATATTAGATTCGCTGACTAACTTCGCTCAAGGTGCAAATCCGATGGCAACCCGGCTACGGCTGGGTAGCTTCGAATTTCTGGACCTTGAAATACCTGAGCGTATTGCTATTTCCGGCAGGCAAAAGACAGTTACTCATCAGATGATCGGCGGCAAGCGCACAATTGACGTTCTTGGCACTGAATATGACCCATTAAGTTGGTCGGGTATCATTACTGGTGCCAAGGCTGGTACGCGTGTCACTGCCCTTGAGCGTATGCGTGATGCAGGCAAGAAATTACTGTTCACCCTTGATGGCTATAGCTTCAACGTAGTGATCACCAGCTTTGTTCCGACGTATGAGTATGTTTACCGCAGGCCATTCACCATTGAAGTAGCTGTGTTGTCGCGCAACGACTCTCCATTGCGAGTTGACGCACTGACTGGCGCACTTACCGCGCTTGTTAATAGCGATGTAGGCAAAGCTTTGGGCCTGTCGAGTATCGCCAACATTTCATCAGTGACATCTGCAGTCAAGTCAGTGCAGTCGGCAGTTAGCTCCGTCTCTGATATCGCTCACGCGACGATTGATACCGTTCAGACGATTGTCAGGCCCATTGTGGCCGCGCAGGCAATTATCGGGCAGTCCATAAGTCAGCTTGAGGCTTCGGCCAGCGAGATAACGACGCTTGGTGGCTTGGTGCCTGGTAATCCGATATCCAAGACGATAAGCAATATGCTAACCAAGGCTGATCTGTCAACGCGGATACCGGCGCTTTACAACATGCAAAGTGTGTTGAGCCGGCTAAATAAAAACGTTCAGTCAGGGCAGACATCTGACGGCGTAAGGGCTATCACAACGTCTGGCGGGAACCTCTATCAAGTGGCCTCGAAGCAATACGGTGATGCTTCCCTGTGGAGTAGTGTGGCCAGCGCCAACAAGCTGACAGATCCGCAACTTTCAGGCATCAACACACTGAAAATACCTTCAAATCCAACATCGACGAGTTAGCCTATGAGCGATGTAAACAATCCTATTGTGCCATCCAGCGCCCGCCTAATCAGCGGGCGTTGTCTTTTGAATGGTGTCGAAGTGCCTTTTGTTTCTTTCGACGTAAACAGCAACAGTTTTCGCGGTGCTTCGACCTTTAACCTGACGCTGGCTACCTCTGCATTGCCGAAATCCATGGGGATGCTGAATTATTGGGCTGTACAGACGACGATTAAAGTCGAACTTTCAGCAATCATCACTACTGATTCAGGCGCTAACGAAAAGAAACTGATAATCGGCAATATTGATAACTGG